GATAGGTAGCAAAGTTGCGATAGCACTCTTACCTAAAGATGCAATAGAGAACATGGATACTATCATAGCTAACATAGCTAAGGAGTTTGTATAATGCAATTAACATTTGATTACTATGACATACAAAAAGCACTAGAGTTATTAGTGAAGGAAAAGTTAGGTGTAAGTTTAGATTTAGAAGATGTATCACACGCTGACTATCCTAGTATTAAGTACAAAGAACGTGTAGTTATATACAAGAAACATAAGAACGGTAAAGAAGTTAAAGACGAACACGGCTTTCGTGAAGTAGATTGGGATAACAGTGAATACGTTACTAAGCATATAGAGTTTGATGATAGTGCTGAGTTTACTATCTATGTATCAGGAGAGAGACAATGAAACCTCAGTACGAAAAACTATTGCACATTGAGCAAGTGTTAAGTAAGTTAGAGAGATGTGTGCCTAGTGGATTGCGTAAAGAGATAGAGATTTCACAAGCGTTACGCAGCGTAGGTCAGCTAATAGAAGAGTGTCAGCTTGCTTGGAAGGCAGAGTTAGATAACATGAACGCAGGTAAGCACATCATACCGAGCTATGCTGACGGTAAGTATCAAGAGATAGAGTTTGAGTACAACGCAATGCAACAGGCTATTGATGATGAGCCAACATACTCTGAGCAAATGCAAGAAGAACTAGAACCTATTGTTTATGACGAGGAGAAGAGCTAATGATAGGTAGTAAGAGACATCAAAGAATTGCAGAATATGTGATGCAGATAGAGAGGGAAGATGAGATTACTGTCAAACAAATAGCTTGCATATTACTAACGAGGCTGATGAACCCGATGACTGTTGAAGAAACAATAGGAATGGCATCAGGTTTTGCATCCGCAGAAAGAAAACTTAACGAAGCAAAGGAGATATTACATTGAGTACAATGGATGAAGGCATACTAAATAAAATAGTAGATGATTATTATTCTGAGTGTCCTTGTGTAGATACTAACCAAGAAAGCAACGAGACTTATGACAATGACGAACAGATAAAAACAAAAAGAAACAGGCTTGACTTTCTGTTTGACTTATGATATAATCTTATAACTATTACAGATATTGAAACTAATTATTATTAATTTTTTTATTATCTTTATAATACTTTATAAAGTTATTGACATTGAGGGTTTGTTAGTGTATAATACACAGATTAAAATTACAAACAAGATATTGTAGCCCTCATGTATCACCTTCCTTTATATTTTGTTTGTTCGCTTAACCAAGCGAGTAAGTTTCTGGTCTTACAATTATAAAACCAGACTAATTTTTCACAGCAATAAGAGGTAAGCAACAATGATGTACGCAACAGGAAAAGCAATGTGGGCTAACGTGTCTGTACCTAACACACGTTTTGAGCCACACAAATACATGGTTACTATCTTGACTGATACAGATACAGCTTCTGATTTAGAAGCGGCAGGTCTTAAACAGTCTACTGATAGAGCAGGCAATACTAAGTATGATGAGCCTGCGTTCATGTTCAGTAAGACTGCGATAAGAAAGAAAGATGGAGTAGCTAACAAAGCACCGAAGCTTGTTGACTCAGACGGTAATCCTTTAGATTGTTTGATAGGTAACGGCTCTAACATTACAGTTAAAGTAAGACCTTATAGCACTTCTTATGGTACGTTTGGTGAGTTAGTTGCCGTCAAAGTTAACGAGCTTGTTGACTATGAAGATAGCGGTGACTTAGATAACGAGGAGTTTTAATATGGTTGAGGAACAGAAACCTTTTGTTACTATTGATGATGTGCAGATTTCGGTAGAGGATTTACCAGAAGAAGCGCAAGGTATCTTTGGTAGGCTACAAAGATTGAATCAAAAGAAAGCAACTCTTGCTCTAGACATGGAAGAATTAGATGCAAGCGTTAACTTTTTTTCAGGTAGGATAATTAGTATTGTTAATGCAGATGCTAAACCAACAGGAGAAGATGATGAAGAATTGGTAGAAGGAGAAGATGCATTAAAATCTAACAATTAAACTTAACAATAGAGGCAACACTACAACAGTATAAGAGATGAGTTGGTAACTTATCCGCCTCTTAATTTTAAAAGGAGCAACGCATGAGGGCAGAGTTTGATAATAAAGAATGGGATATGGTACACCAACCTTGTCCTTTGTGTAGCAGTAGTGATGCTGTTGGTATCAACAAAGACAGATCAGCAAAGTGTTTTAGTTGTGCTGAGTTCATGCCTAACTATGATGATGCAAGCAAAGGAAAAGATATGGAAACAAATAAAGTTAGCTCGGTTGTTCATCAACAACAACAGGTAAATGATATAGCAGGTACTTATTCTGCACTGACAGACAGGAAGATAAAGTTAGAGACTGCAAAAAAATATGGTGTGAAAGCACAGCACGATTTACAAGGCAGAGTAACTAAACATTTCTATCCGTACTACAACGGACACGAACTATCCGCAACCAAGTGTCGTATCGTAGATGGTAAAGGATTTTTCTTACAAGGAACGTACAGCGATACAGGATTATTTGGACAGCAGTTATTCAAGAGTGGTAAGTATGTAACGATTACCGAAGGAGAATGTGATGCGATGGCAGCTTACGAGTTACTCGGTAGCAAGTGGGCTGTTGTCTCTATCAAACGTGGTGCAGGCAACGCAGTCAGAGATATAAAAGAAAGCCTTGAGTTCTTTGACGACTTTGAAAATGTTATCATTGCATTTGATAATGACAAGGCAGGTAAAGAAGCAAGCATAAAAGTAGCAAGGCTTTTCAAACCTAGTAAAGCTCGTATCATGACACTACCTACAGGGTGTAAAGATCCTAATGATATGTTACGACAGAACAAACACAAGCAGTTTACAGAAGCTTGGTGGTCTGCTAAAACTTACACACCGTCTGGTGTTATTAACGTATCCGAACAACGAGATAAGTTTCATAACCGAGAGAAGAAAGATAGTGTTCCTTATCCTTATGCAGGTCTTAACAAGAAGCTATATGGTATGCGACAAGGAGAACTGATTACTCTTACAGGGGGTACAGGTCTTGGTAAGTCTAGTGTTACTAGAGAGATAGAGCATTGGCTTATCAATAAGACTAAGGACAACGTAGGTATCATTGCGCTTGAAGAAGATTGGCGCAGGACTATTGATGGTATCTTATCTATCGAAGCTAACGCTAGGTTATACATAGATCAAGTACGAGATAGTTATTCTAAAGAAGAATTAGATAAGCTCTTTGACATTCTCTATGACGGACAGAACAAGAACAGAGTGTGGGTACATGCTCACTTTGGAGCTAACGACCTAGATGAAATCTTTTCTAAGATAAGGTTTATGATTATAGGTTGTGGCTGTAAGTGGATAGTAGTAGATCACTTACACATGCTTGTCAGTGCTTCAGCAGAAGGAGATGAAAGACGTACCATTGATAGTATCATGACACGACTTCGTTGTATTGTAGAAGAGACAGGTGCAGGTGTTATACTAGTGTCACATCTTCGTAGGATTGACGGTAACAAAGGACATGAGAACGGTATCGAAGTAAACCTATCTCACCTTAGAGGAAGTCAGAGTATTGCACAGCTATCTGATTGTGTACTGGCGCTTGAACGTAACCAACAATCAGACGATCACCAAGAGTCACAGACAACAAAGGTTCGAGTACTTAAATCAAGATACACTGGTGATGTAGGACTTGCTTGTCACTTGCTTTATGATAACGAGACAGGCAGGCTAAAAGAAATAGACAACGAAGACATAGAAGTTGAAAATGACAACGAAGGATTTTAATATGGATTTAGTATTTGATATAGAAACAGACGATCTTAAAGCAACAAAGATACACTGTATTGTTTGTCAGAACCCTGAGTCAGGTGAGATATTTAAGTTTAAACCTGACCAGATTAACGAAGGCTGTAAGTTTTTAACTACTGCTGACAGATTAATAGGACATAATATAATAGGCTTTGACATTCCTGTTATTAAAAAACTTACAGGTGTTGACTTGTCTAACATAAAATCTTTAGATACGTTAGTGTTATCTAGGTTATTAAATCCTATCCGAGAAGGCGGTCATAGTTTAGGAGCATGGGGATATAAATTAAATTATCCTAAGATTAATTTTGTAGACTATTTAAACTACTCACCAGAGATGATGAAGTATTGTGTACAAGATGTACAGTTAAACACTATGGTATTCAAAGCTTTACGATTAGAATCTAAACAGTTTTCTACGGAGAGTGTAGAGATTGAACATGACGTTGCAAGGATAATGAAGAAGCAAGAAGACAACGGTTTTAAATTTGACAGCTTTAATGCTGAGATATTACTTGCTGAACTAAGAGAGAAGAAACAAAAGATTGAAGATGAAGTACATGGTACTTTCAAACCTAGATGGGTAGATGATAAGTTAGTTACTCCTTACATAAAGAAAGATGGTACGTTATCTAAACGTGGTCTTACTGATGATGAATACAAACAAGTATATCAAGATACACTACATCCTAACTCTTCTGCTGAACCGTTCATGCGCAGGAAGTTAGTTGACTTTAATCTTGGTAGTCGTAAACAGATAGGAGAATACTTAGTTGACTTTGGGTGGAAGCCAGATAGGTTTACACCTACTGGTCAGCCTATCGTAGATGAGAAAACTTTAGAACAAGTAACACATATACACGAAGCAAGTTTAATTGCTACGTTCTTACTGTTACAAAAACGTATAGCTCACATTGATTCGTGGGTTAAAGCAGTCAAGGAAGATGGTAGGATACATGGATTTGTTATACCTAACGGTGCTATCACTGGTCGCATGACACACCGCAACCCTAACACCGCACAGATACCTAGTCTTAGACAACCCTACGGCAAGGAGTGTCGTGCGTGTTGGACAGTAGACGAAGGTAATGTATTACTAGGAATAGATGCGTCAGGTTTAGAGATAAGAATGTTAGCCCACTATATGAAAGATGAGGAGTTTACAAATGAAATACTTAATGGAGACATTCACTCCGCTAATCAAAAACTTGCAGGACTTAAATCAAGAGATCAGGCGAAGACATTTATCTACGCTCTCATGTACGGAGCAGGAGATCAAAAGCTTGGCAGCGTGGTTGGCGGCAATAAAGAAGATGGTAGAAGATCTCGACAATTGTTCTTTGATAATAAGCCATCATTTAAATCTCTTAGAGATAGAGTTACGAGAGCGGCAGCAAAGGGATACATTAAAGCATTAGATGGTAGAAAATTATTTATACGCAACGCGCACTCATCTTTGAATACTTTGCTACAAGGAGCAGGAGCTATCGTTATGAAGAAAGCTCTTGTTATATTTGATAAGCATCTTAAAGAAGCAGGACTAGAGCATAAGTTCGTAGCCAACATACATGATGAGTGGCAAATGGAAGCACCTAAACAAACAGCAGACCTGATAGGTTCGATAGGTGTTAGGTCTATAATAGAAGCAGGCGATCATTTTAAAATGAACTGTCCTTTAGACGGTGAATATAAATATGGAGGGAACTGGAGTGAAACACACTAAGCAATTACCCGACAAACAGCTAGAGCTTTTTGAGATTGAACATGAGGTTGACTATGAAGATTACACTGGAGAAAAGAGAGTATGTAAGCTATGTGAAAAAGAAAAACCTATGAAAATGTTTCATAAATCAGGTGTAGCAGGGTTCGATAGTAGATGCTCACCTTGTTCAAACTTAGAGCGTAACTGGAGACGAAAAGAAAGACCGCTCTTTGAGCATCTAAACACAGGGTTGTGTGCGTGTTGCGGTAAAGAAAGTGAGAAATCTTTACAGTTTGACCATGATCACACCACACTAAAGTTCAGAGGTTTTTTATGTATGCACTGTAATCAAGGAATAGGAAAACTAGGTGACAACATTGAAGGTTTAGAAAAAGCATTAAGGTATTTAAAGAAACACGAAGAGGAAAACTTATGAAAAAACTAGACACACTTGTAGAAGATATATACTCTAAGCTATCTGTACTATCAGATGGTGAGTCATTAAACATAGACGATAAAACTATCGATGCTTTCGGTGAGTCAATGAAAGAAGTTCTTTCTCAATGGTCTAACCCTAGACCAAGAGATAGCGGTACGTTACGCATGTCTAACATTGGTAAACCTATGCGACAGTTATGGTATGATATGCGTTCAGAAAGTAAGACAACTGAAAGGATTAAACCTTCTGTGTTTATTAAATTTCTATACGGACACTTGCTTGAAGAGGTACTACTGATGCTAATCAAAATAGCAGGACATGAAGTTACCGATGAACAGAAAGAAGTTTCTGTATCTGGCATTAAAGGACACATGGATTGTGTTATTGATGGTGAAGTAGTAGACATTAAGACAGCTTCTAGTTTCGCGTTTAAGAAGTTTTATAACAAAACCCTAGCCGAAGATGATATGTTTGGTTATCTCCCTCAGTTGGCAGGTTACGAGGCTGCTACAGGTACAAACAAGGGTGGCTTCTTAGCAATGAACAAAGAGTCAGGTGAAATAACTTTATATAGACCTGATTCTTTTGACAAACCTGACATAAAAAAGAAAATAAAAACTGTTAAAAAATTAATAAAGATAGACACTCCTCCTGCTTTATGTTATAATACTGTAATTGATGGAGCAGCAGGAAACATGTCAATAGCTAGAGGATGTACATGGTGCAGACATAAGTTTGAATGTCATGCAGACTCTAACGAAGGTAAAGGATTACGAGTATTTAAATATTCAAATAGATATTCTTATTTAACTAGAGTAGTAAAAGAACCTAAAGTATTAGAAGTTACTAAATGAATGGAAAAAAATCTAAAGCATTAAGAAAACGTAGCAAAGAACTATTGGTAGAATGGTTACGCTCTGTTGTTCCTGAAGGAGAAGACGTTACTAAGATACACATAGGAAACGTGCATGAATTTATGCCACAACAAACACATTCTTTTGCTAACCGTAAGTTTTTATTAAGTGCTTATTCGTTACGCTGGTTCTATAAAAAAGTAAAACGTAATCCTAATATAACTTTACATGAGTTAGTTAACGACCAGCAGGTTAAAGCTGGCACAGGTTACTGGACTAACTAATGGCTAAAAGAAAACCTAGAAAAATTAGACCTAGAGAAAAGAATATTCCTAAAGGATACGATAGTAAGTGGGAGTATGAGTTACACGCAGGTATACTTCACAACTGGAGTCACCATACAAACAAAGTACCTTATGTAGTAGAGCATACTTATGAACCTGACTTTGAAAAAGATAAAATACTTATCGAAGCAAAGGGTAGGTTTTGGGATCACGCTGAGTACAGTAAGTATCTATGGATTAGAAAAGCTTTACCTAATACAATGGAACTTATATTTATATTTCAAAAGCCGTATGCTCCTATGCCTGCAGCTAAGAAAAGAAAAGACGGTACTAAAAGAACACATGCTGAGTGGGCTGAAGCAAACGGTTTTACTTGGTATACTGAAGATACCTTACCAAAGGAGTTTAAGTAATGATTGATTATAAATTCAATGAACATAATACAATAGAACAAATAAAAAGATATATAGATAAAACATACGAACAACACTATTCTTCTGGTAAGCAACAAGCAACAGAGATGGTTATAGATGCAGGACACGGAGATGGTTTCTGCATGGGTAACATTATAAAATACGCTATAAGGTACGGTAAGAAACCTGACTCTGTTACTGGAGAATATAAAAATCAAGGTGACTTATTAAAGATCATACACTACGCTATCATAGCTATACATTTATGGACAGAGGACAAAACAAATAGTGAGTAGATTATTATACATGATTCCTTTTATAGGAATACCTATAGGACTTTACTTTTTAATTACTTTAAATATTTCCTATGCTGTTTTAATTGCAGGGTTAGCTCTAACACAAAGCATAATTTGTTTTGTATACCTTATCTGGAATATATTTTTAGCAGGTATTGATGGTCTATTAGAATTAGAAGTTAAACTATGGGATGCACTTTTCCCTGTAGTGTTTATTTTAATATGTGCTATTTCTTTTTTATATACAACACTAACTAATTTAACAACAGCTTTAACAGGAACATAACATGATAGAAAAAAACATAAATGACGTAGGGTTACCCACAAACTATCAACAGTTTATACATCTTAGTAGGTATGCTAGATGGAACGAAGATAAAAAACGTAGGGAAACTTGGGATGAAACAGTAGCACGATACTTTGATTTCTTTGAGAAACACTTAAAAGAAAAGCATGGTTTAAACGATACTATCTGGACTGCTATTAGAAAAGAATTAGAAAACGGTGTGCTTTCGTTAGACATTATGC